AAATTGAATTAGGTACTGGTAATGGAGTAATACTATGAGTGATATTGTAAAAGATTTTATACAAGGTGCTTTACTTGGTGGTGTACTTATGTTAGGATACATTTTTATAACCAACTATCTGGGAGTATAAGATGACTATTGTAGATGTAATGGAACGTGTAAGAGATGATTACAAGAGGTATGCAGATTTTCGTAGAGGTCAACATGGTGATTGTGAGGATAGGCGTACCTGTATGGAAGTTGTAGAGGTGGTGGACTTCTTACTGGAACAACACCAAAGGTTAGAGGAGAAAAGTAATGCTTGACTATGTTAGTGAATTGTACTATGGTTTTAATGATTTAAGCGACTACGAGCGTGGGGAGTTCGACTGTGTACATGGATACCCTGCGCTTGACAATCAATCCGATGACTATTATCTGGGATATGGTCATAACTACGGACTAATGGAGACCCAGAGTGGAGCTTGTTATGCTGTGTAGAATAACTGATGACCCTAGCTATGACTATAGCGACTACTGCGAAGGCAAGGGATACTATGCCGATGACCGCAGGACTGAGGTAGATGATGACCCAGAGAACTGGGAAGATGCCCACCTGTACCCACCAATATCACCAGAGGAGATGGAGATACGTAGGGCAGAGGTAAAGGCTAGATGGGCAGAGGTAGAGCGTATTGAGAAGCAACTTAGAAAACAATTTGGGGGTGACAAATGAGAACAACAGTTAGTATGTTTGGTATGCTGTGGTCTATTGAACTGCGGAATGGGGTTGGTATAGACGTAGAATTCGTTGACAGTAGACCAGTATGGGTGACTAAGGTTGACTCGATAACAGGTGAGTATACATGGACAACCATGCCTTTTGAGGGCGTGGTTATCTTACTACCCTTTATCAACATAAATATTGGTCGTTGCTATGTGGAGATAGACGAAAATGAGTAGATGCAAAGCGTGTGACGTTATATTGACTGAGATAGAACTGAAAAGAAAAGACAGGGTAACAGGGTTGCACTTGGATTTATGTAACACCTGTCTCAAACATTCCGACCAAGCCCTTGAAGATGACTGGGTGACATTTGATAACGATGATGATATACTAAATAGTATTGACGATATTTTAAAACAGGAGTTGTTACAATGATGACTACACAACTAGAGTTACATTTAAACCATGAACCTTGTCTTAATCAGATGGCAATCCTAATGGCAGACAGAGATATAGCTAATGGTTATTGGGATAACTGGGACTGCGCTTATGAATCTAACTGGCGTATTTTGGAAGATGAACTGGAACAACAAAAGGAGGTGTTGCATTAACTAAAAATATGTGTTATAATATTCTTAGATACTTTGGTTTATTAACATTAAAGATATATCCTAAAGTATCCTAAGGTAATCTTTTATTAATTAACAGAAGGTAAATTACTATGGCAACATTAGAAGGTAACGTAGCGTTCGCTAACCTTGACGAACACGAAATGTATCAAGGTCAATCAACTGGTAAGTACTCTTTGGTTCTGTCTTTAGAACCTGCTGTTGCTGATACCCTAGCCAATAAGGGTGTCAAGCTACGCGAGTACGAAGGCACAGCACAGCGTAAGTTCAGCACTAAGTACGAAGTACCTATGTACGATGCTGATGGTGCTGAGTTTACTGGTCGTCTAACCAGAGGCTCTAAGGTTCGCGTTCAGTACGCAGAGGGTAAACCTCACCCTGTTCATGGTACAGCAACGTACCTGTCTAAGGTGAAGGTCTTAGAATTAGCCGAAGCCTCAGAAGGTGGCGGTGACTTTTAATGACTGACTCTCGCTTTGTCCGACATGAGCCATGCCCTGCGTGTGGCTCTAGGAACAACCTAGCCAGATATTCTGATGGTCACGCAGTCTGCTTCACAGTGGACTGCAACCATTACGAGAAGGCTAATGGTGAGGTCGTTGAAAGTAAACCACAATCAACTAGGAGATTAGAGATGACAGGTGTTGTAGCTTCAATCCCCGACAGGCGTATCTCAGAGACAACGTGCAAACAGTTCGGTGTCACAGTAGAGTACGGAGCATCGGGACAAATTGTAAAGCACCACTATCCCTACTACGATAAGGACAGCGGTACACAGACAGGGACTAAGTCTCGCATCGTTGACAACAAATCATTCTACGCAAGCGGTACGTTTGACAACGTAGGATTGTTTGGTCAGCAAGCGTTCAAGAGTGGCGGTAAGTACGTGACTGTTGTTGAAGGAGAAGCAGATGCCCTAGCCGTATCAGAGATGTTTGATAACAAGTGGGCAGTAGTGTCCATACGCTCTGGTGCATCGGGGGCAGTCAAGGACATCAAGCAAAACTTGGAATGGCTTGAGACATTTGAGAACGTGGTTATCTGTTTTGATAACGACAAGGCAGGGCAGGAAGCATCGAGAGCAGTGCTTGATTTGTTCACCCCTAACAAGGCAAAGAACGTAGTGTTGCCTATGAAAGATGCAGGGGAGATGCTAAAGGAACGTAACGTACAAGGTTTTATAAAGGAGTGGTGGAATGCTAAATCTTATTGCCCTTCTGGGATTGTCTCTGGTATTGATACGTGGGACTCTATACTTTCTCAAGAAGATATTAAATCTATCCCTTACCCTTGGTCGTGCCTTAACGACCTTACTTATGGCTTTAGGGAAAGAGAGTTGGTCACAATTACGAGTGGTTCGGGCATGGGTAAGTCACAGATGGTCAGAGAGTTGGAACACTATTTACTAGGTGCAACTGATGACAACATTGGCATACTCGCACTAGAGGAGGACATACCCAAGACTGCGCTAGGGATAATGAGCATTGAAGCTAATCAGACCCTACATTTGAGCAGGGATGCACCAAGGGAAGATAAAAAAGTATTCTGGGACAATACCCTTGGCACTGGTCGTATCTTTATGTATGACCATTGGGGTTCTACCAGTGAGGACAACCTGTTGTCAAGGGTACGCTACATGGCTAAAGGTCTGGACTGTAAGTGGATTATCCTAGACCATCTTAGTATCGTAGTGTCCGACCAAGAGACAGGTGATGAGCGTAAGGCTATTGACAGCATAATGACTAAGCTACGACAGTTAGTACAGGAGACAGGGATAGGATTGTTCCTAGTGTCTCACCTACGCAGACCCAATGGCAAGGCACATGAAGATGGCGGTCAGATTAGCTTGGCAGAGTTACGTGGTTCTGCTTCTATCGCACAGCTATCCGACATGGTGATTGGCTTGGAGCGAGACCAACAACACGCTGACCCACAGGTTCGCAACACGACCACAGTGCGCGTACTCAAGAACCGATACGCAGGGCTGACAGGGTGTGCTTGCTATCTGTACTACGACAAGGACACAGGGCGTATGATTGAAACAACCTGTCCTGTCGGTGACGAGAAGCAGGAGTTTTAAATGAAGCAGTTTGTATTTGACATAGAAGCCAATGGTCTTAACCCAGACAAGGTGTGGTGTATCTGTATCCAAGAAGTAGGTTGCGATATAGTGTACTCAATACACCCCAATGGTATAAAGATTGGTCGTTTCCATGAGTGGCTTGAAGAACAGGGAGAGTGCGAGTTGATAGGTCACAACATCATTGACTACGACATACCTGTCTTGGAAAGACTGTTAGGTGCAGACTTTAGTAAGTGTAAGATAACTGATACATTAGTATTATCAAGACTAGCCGACCCACAAAGAGAGGGGGGTCATTCCTTAGAAAACTGGGGACAGCTACTAGGTTGTCCAAAAGGTGAACACGATGTGTGGGACAGTTATTCGCCAGAGATGGTGGAATATTGTGAGCAAGATGTTAGGGTCAATGTCAAAGTTTACAACGCGCTACGAAGTGCTTTGTCTGACTTTGGAAGCGAAAGCATTAGCCTTGAGCATCAAGTACAAAGCATTATCTCAACGCAAATCCACAATGGATGGTTGCTAGACCAAGAGGGTGCGTTTGTACTACTGGCTAAACTCAAAGAACGTAAGTTTGAATTAGAGGATGCGGTGCATAATACATTCAAGCCGTTACCTACGTATGTACGTAATGTCAAACCTAAGTTCAAGAAGGATGCTTCATTGTCCGTTGTAGGTCTCAAGTTCCTTGGGGAGCAGTGGGCTACAGTTGGCGGTGAGTTTAGTAGGATAGACTACCCAGAGTTTAACCTTGGTTCACGACAGCAGATAGGGCGGTACTTACAATACTTTGGTTGGAAGCCTAAGCAGTTCACTGAAAAGGGTCAAGCCATTGTAGATGAAGCAGTCCTAGCAAAGGTCACTAATATACCCGAAGCCTCTATGATTGCTGAATACCTATTGGTTCAGAAGCGTATTGCACAGGTACAGAGTTGGCTTGATGCTGTTGAAGATGATGGTAGAGTACATGGATATGTAAATGCAAATGGAACTGTGACAGGGCGTATGACACATTCTAGCCCCAACGTAGCACAAGTACCTAGTTCGTCAGCAGAGTATGGTAAAGAGTGTCGTGCCTGTTGGACAGCACCGAAGGGATACAAGGTAGTTGGTATGGATGCCAGTGGTTTAGAACTACGTATGCTTGCACATTATATGAACGATGAGGACTATACAAATGAAATACTCACTGGAGACATTCATACAGCAAACCAACTTGCTAGTGGTGTTGACACAAGAAGTCAAGCAAAGACTTTCATCTATGCGTTCCTGTATGGAGCAGGGGATGCAAAAATCGGAAGTATCGTTGGAGGAACTGCTAGAGACGGTAAACGACTTAAGCAGAAGTTCCTGTCAAACACGCCTTCTCTTAGAGACTTACGAGAGAGAGTTAGCGTGGCAAGCGGAAGAGGTTATCTTTATGGACTTGATGGGCGCAGGGTCGCAGTACGCTCAGAACACTCGGCACTGAACACGCTACTCCAATCAGCAGGTGCTATTGTTATGAAGAAGGCACTGGTGTTGCTAGATGAGTACGCTAAACTTTGGAACATTGATTATAAATTTATAGGAAATATACATGATGAAATTCAAACAGAAGTTAGAGCAGACCAAGCAGTTGATTTTGGTAGGTTGGCAGTATCTTGTATTGAAGCCTCTGGCTTTCATTACAAACTTAATTGCCCCCTCGCAGGAGAATATCAAATCGGAAACAACTGGTCAGAAACCCACTAGGAAATGTAACCACTGTGGGGTCAAGCTAAAGGAAGAAAAGAATTGGGGCTTAGGTAATGTCCGCAAAAAGAATTATATTTGCAAGTCTTGTGACAACGCTAAAAGCAAAAGAAACCGCATCAAACGTGTAGGTAAATAATATGAAACCATGTGTAGAAGATAGAAAGAAGTTTGACTTAGACTTAGCGTATGGCTCTGTTAGGGAGGACAGGGTCGCTGAGATGCTACAAGACAAGAAGATAGAAGTTAAGTCTGAGAAGGACTTGTGGCAAAAGACAGGCAACATCTGTGTGGAGTATGAATCATGGGGCAAGCCGTCTGGCATCGAGGCTACGGAATCAGACTACTGGTTTCATAACTTGTGTATAGGTGACGATGAGTATTGTACCCTAGTGTTCAAGACGGATGTGCTTAAGAAGATTGTAAGTAAACTTGACAAGTTTAGAACTGTATCTGGTGGCGACCACAACGCTAGTAAGATGTACTTGGTCAACCTACAGAAGCTGTTCTCAACTGATGTCATAAAAGCCTTTAAGGATATTGACGATGAGTAAATCTATACATACATTGGTAGACGATGTTTACCGACTGATGGAGACAAAAGAGGCAGAGGACTCTGTAGATGTAGAGGCAGAGATAGAAAAGTTTGGTGAAGCCATGAAGTCCCTAATGCGTACAGAGTTTGCTAGGGACAGGAAGAAAGATGGTAGAACCTTGCGCCTGTCAAACATTGGTCGTGATGACAGATACTTGTGGAACGTAGCTAACGGTACGGACACAGGTGAGAAGATACGCCCACATACCTACATCAAGTTTATGTATGGTCATGTGATTGAAGAGATGGTTCTATTCCTTGTGCGTATGGCAGGGCATGAGGTCACTGACGAGCAGAAGAAGTGTGAAGTGCAGGGCATCAAGGGACACATGGACTGTACCATTGATGGTGTAACTATTGATGTTAAGTCTGCTAGTTCCTACGCCTTCAAGAAGTTCAAAGATGGTACACTGGCGTATGATGATTCCTTTGGTTACGTTGACCAGATAAAAGCCTACGCCCATGCACAGGGCAAGAAGGACTTTGGATGGTTGGCTATGGACAAAGCTAATGGGCATTTGACAGTACTTAAGTACGACCTAGAGGATACCCAAGCCCCTGTCCATAAAACCATTAAGGGGGACATAGAGGAGCGTATAATACACGTTAAGGAGATGGTTAAGGGTGATGAGCCAGAGGGATACTGTGCTGACCCTGTACCCGATGGTAAGTCTGGTAACATGAAGCTATCCATAAAGTGTTCCTACTGTCCGTTCAAGAAGCACTGCTATCCAGACCTAAGAGGTTTCCTATACTCTACTGGTGTGCGGTACTTTAGTCACATTGCAAACGAACCTAAAGTATTGGAGTTAGACTTAAATGAAACGGACTAAAAACAAATATAGGTCAGCCCTTGAGAAAGAGTTTTCCAAGGAGGTTAAACGCAAGGGCTTTACCTACGAGCCGTATGATGTACCTTACACTGTCTACAGGAAGTACAAACCAGACTTTGTGCATGAAGAGAAGAAGGTTATGGTGGAGGTAAAAGGTTTCTTTCGTGTCGGTGACACCTTGAAATATAAATCAATTCGTGATACAATATTAGAAGATGGTTGGGAATTGGTATTCTTACTATCTAACCCTAACAAGAAAGTTCGTAAGGGTGGTAAGATAACGATGGGACACTGGTGCGACAAGGAGGGCTTCAAGCATTACACCCTGCATACTGCACAAGAACTTGTTAAATATGTAGAAGGAAAGTAACGATGTCACATACATTGGAGGAACTAAAGGAAGCCGTAGCAAGAGAGTACGATGCAGTGCTAGTGCTTGAAACCTTAGACATCTCTGTTGAGGACTTGTTGGAGGCTTTTGAGGATAGGTTAATTAGACACAGAGATTTATTTACGGAGGATGATTACGATGAGTATTAATGATGCGACCCCTGCGGATTGGGACAGAGTAACCAAGAAGTACCCTAAGATTATTGAGAAGTATGAGCAGATGGTTAGGGATGAAGTCAACAGCCCAGAGCATTACAACTATGGTAACATAGAATGTATTGAAGCCATAGAGGAAAGCATGACACCCCTTGCGTTCAAGGGTTATCTAAAGGGCAACACCATGAAGTACCTGTGGCGTTATGAGCGTAAAGGTAAGGTCGTACAGGACTTAGAGAAGGCACAGTGGTATCTGAAAAAACTACTTGACGTAGAGACCAGAGACCAATGAAGGGTCAGACTCATGGGGGCAAGGGTTCAGCCCAACGCCCCACAGACCCTAAGAAGTACGCTAGTAACTACGATGCCATATTCGGCAACAAGAAAGACAAACCAAAGAACAAGGAGAAGAGTAAGTGAATCAGTATCAAGAGTTTATTCATAAGAGCCGTTATGCCCGATGGTTGCCCAATGAAGGCAGAAGGGAAACATGGGAAGAGACAGTACAGCGTTACGTTGACTTCTGGCTAGGTCGTAAGCAAATTACTGACAAAGAAGCTAAGAAGATATACGATGCTATCTACAATCTGGAAGTCATGCCTAGTATGCGTTGTCTTATGACAGCAGGGGAAGCATTGGATAAGGACAATGTAGCAGGGTTCAACTGTTCCTACCTACACATTGATTCGCCTCGTTGCTTTGATGAGTTGATGTACGTCTTGATGTGCGGTACAGGTGTGGGGTTTAGTGTTGAGCGTAACTTTATCAACAAGCTACCCATAGTCGCAGAGGAGTTCCATCCTAGTGATAGCACCATTGTCGTGGCTGACAGCAAGATTGGTTGGGCTTCTGCGTTCAGAGAGTTAATCAGCCTACTGTATGCAGGGAAAATACCTAAGTGGGATATGCACAAGGTACGCCCATCTGGTGCTAGACTCAAGACATTTGGTGGTCGTGCTAGTGGTGCTGAACCTTTGGAAGCCCTGTTTAGTTTCTGTGTAGGTATATTCCAAAAGGCACAAGGTCGCAAGCTGACCAGTATTGAGTGCCATGATATATGCTGTAAGATTGCAGAGGTTGTTGTCGTAGGTGGTGTACGTAGGTCAGCCCTTATCTCCCTGTCCAACCTGTCAGACCCTCGCATGGCTAAAGCTAAGTATGGTGACTGGTGGCGTAACGAAGGTCAGAGAGCATTGGCTAACAACAGTGTAGCGTACACAGAGAAGCCAGACTTTGAATCATTCCTGTCTGAGATGCAGACTATGTATGAAAGTAAGGCAGGGGAGCGTGGCATATTCAGTCGTATCGCGGCACAGAAGGTAGCCGCTAGGAATGGTAGGCGTGACAGTGAGCAGGACTTTGGTACTAACCCTTGCTCTGAGATTATCCTACGCAGTAATCAGTTCTGTAGCCTGTCAGAGATTGTGGTACGCCCAGAGGATGACCTCAAAGACTTGAAGCGTAAGTGTGAGGTCGCGGCAATCATAGGTACACTACAGGCTACCTTGACTGACTTCCGATACTTACGGAATGTTTGGAAGAGAAACACGGAAGAGGAAGCCCTATTGGGTGTCAGCCTAACAGGGATATGTGACCACTACTTACTAGGTAAAGATGGTAAGGACTTGGAGCGTTGGCTTACGGAGATGAAGGATGTTACTATTGCAACCAATAAAGAGTGGGCTTATAAACTTGGCATTAATCAGTCTGCGGCTATTACATGCGTTAAGCCAAGCGGTACTGTATCTCAGCTTGTTGATTCTGCTTCTGGGATTCATCCTCGTTTTAGCAAGTACTACATTCGCAGAGTACGCTCAGACAAGAAAGACCCACTGGCACAATATATGGAGGAAGCAGGATTCCCTGTAGAAGATTGTGTAATGAACAAATCTACAAAAGTGTTTAGTTTCCCTACCAAGTCACCTAAGAACAGTACAGTGGTGAAAGACGTAGGTGCTATGCAACAGCTAAGACTGTGGAAGAAGTACCAAGACCATTGGTGTGAGCATAAGCCAAGTATCACTGTGTATTACACAGATGACGAATTCCTCCAGATAGCGCAGTGGATTTGGGAAAACTTTGATGCTACGAGTGGGATAAGTTTGTTGCCTGTGAGTGACCATGTTTATCAGCAAGCCCCCTATGAAGATATAACGTATGATAAATACAGAGAGTTGGTTAAAGGTATGCCAAGTGATGTAGATTGGAGTGAGTTAGAGAAGTATGAGAAGGATGACAACACGACAGGCTCTCAAGAATTAGCCTGTGTAGGTGGAGCGTGTGAGATAGTGTAGTAAAACTAAGGGGGCGTAATGCCCCCTTTTGTTTATTCTTCTGTTTGCTTTTGTGCTTCTATTTTAGCTTGTTCATTAATCTCAGATAGTAGTCTCGATAATTTAAGTGCCGCGTTTGTGTAGCTTTTGCTTCCATAGTCTGTTTTATTAATTGTAGTTAGAAGCGATACAACTTTTTTATTGTTATAAGCTACAGATGCGAGAGCAGGTACAGTGAAGAACTGTAAAATACCACCTAATAGCGTGTCTGCTGTTGCCATCGTAGCACCGCCTAAACCAATCAAACCTAAACCCTGCTGATAGCCCAGAGTGTTTCTTTTAGGGAAACTTTCGTTTAATTGTTTTACTAACTCAGAACCGCGTTTTATTCGAGCATACTCATTTGGTGGAAAGATAAGTTTTAGTTTTTCATCTAACTGTTTATTACTAGAATATATTGCTGTCTTTCCTATGTCTTCTAGTCTTGAGGGTAATATCTGGTCTAAAACCGATGCTTTAATTTTATCTAATTCACCGCTTTTACCTGTATTTCTCTCTGCTAAAGATATTGCTCTTTTAAGCCTAATAACATCCTCTCGCGTTCCCTTCAAAAGCATTTCGGTCATTACACTTGGGTCAGCTTCCATAAACTTAGTTATAAACTGATTATTGAACCTTTGCGCTCCCATTTTACTAAATACTCTAGCACTTTTATATGCGCTTTTTAGTTCATCAGTAGGCAAGCTATCAGCCGCGCTATCAAACTGTTTCTGCAATAAGCCTATAAACTCATTGACTTTTGCTGATGCGCTTCCTTTTAAATCAGTATCCCTTTGTATTCTCTTAAGACCTGCGATTAATTCATGCGTTTGTCTAAATGTTAAATTATCTTTACCTTTGGTTAAATCTTTGAGTAGTTTTTCTGCCTGTCCTGTTGGGTCAGCATTTCCTATATCTTTTAGGTTTTCTAATATATTACTTGCCTTAGTTCGTACAGACGATACATCCACAGGCGCTCTAAAGACAGCTACCTCTTCTACATCAAAACCGCCAGTACCTCCTCTACGTCTTGTCTTTACTTTTTCTGGCGCACCTGTTCTTAAAACTATTTCATTGTCTAGTCTGGAATACATAGTGCTTACAGCTTCTTGATGTAAACGCTGACCATCTTCTATAAGAAATTTTATTAAACGCGCTTGACCGCCTTCTGTTACATTTCTTCGGGTTACGTCAATAAACTCTTCAACTAAATCATCAAAATGACTAACTATAGCCTGTTGTTGTTGACTGGCTAACTTGTCAAATGATTTCTCAGATATTGGAGAACCTCTAAGAAGTTCCCCTATAAAACCTACAACCCTAGAATCAGATACTTGGTCTAAAGATAGTGTGCTTCCTTTTCTAGCTAATATTTGTTGAAGCTCCTCTGCTCCCTCTCTTTTACCTACTACTGCGTTTTTAGTCACTGACCATATTTTAGCCCCCGACTTAAACATGACATTACCTAGAATATCATAGTAAGCCTCTTCGCCACCTGCCCTTAGACCTTCCGCTAAGGATAAATCATATTGAGTGTCATCCATTACGTTACTAATCTTGGCTTCTGTTTGTCTTCCTACAAACCCACCACCAAGCGCATATAAAGCTGATTGAATACCCATTCCTACAAACCGACCAATACCTTCACCAACTGCCGCGCCTTGTGGTGTTTTTGTAACAGCGGCTCCTAATGTTGACCCGAATTTACCACCAATATTTGCACCCTCGCCTCTCATAAGCATAGGGGCAATTAAACCGCCTGTTATCTGCCCTATGTCAGATTCCATTTCAGTTATAGGCGCGGCTACATCCATAGTTTCCACCCTTTCGCCTAATATGAATCTTGCTTGTTCATCGGGGTCTGGTGGTGGTATGTTTAATTTAATTTCATTTGAAAACTTAGGATGGCTTTCTATTGCACTATTTAAAAAATTTAATTGTTCGGTAGAATAAGTTTCCAACAGTTGTTGCTCACCCATGCCATTTATGGCTTGTACGAGTTCTTCATATTCTAAATCAGAAAGTTCTATTGACATAAGCGTTCCTACTACTATTGATATTTTTTAAAGAAGTTATTTATAATTTCTGTATTTGTTGTTGGTGTGCTTTCTTGTGTCTGTGTATTAGTAGGTTGTTCTTCTACGACAGACGACCCTTTTTGATAAGCACTAAAACTTAATTGATTATTTTTCAACATATTTTCCATTCTAAGTATATCGTCATCTGCTCTTTGTATTAATTTCATTATACGAGATTTAGCTTCGTTTGGATTACTTCCTGCACTAAGTACATACTTTCTTAACTGAGCCAGTTCTGCAAGAGCCGCCTGTGCGCCTGTAATATCGTGCCTTCTGTTTTGGAAATATGCTTCTAAAACATCAAGTATTACAGTAGTCTCGCCTCCAAAATCTTCTAAATCGGTAAGATACTCACTTACGTTATCAAGAAAATCTAATCCAGTACCTTCTGTCAAATCACTTATTTGGAAGAAGCTAGACAAACCCCCAATAGTTTTCTTGGTTTTGCCCATAAAGGTCAAAGAGTTTACTAACTCCTCCATATTAATTTCTTTAAGTTCCTTTACTTTCGCTTTTTCTTCGGTTAATTCTTTTACTATTCGTTTTCTTTCTTCATTGCTTAAAGGAGCAACAAAGTTACCATTAGCATCTTGTGTAAACGCCATATCCTGCGCTGTCTTACCTACAGTTTGTAGCTGTGCTGATTTAGGAAGTACTATAGGATTTCCCTGTAAGTCTTCAAAAGAACCATCTGTTAAAGACATAACAGTTATTATACCCCTACTACCATCTTCGTTTTGAACTACAAAATTTTTGATACCATCTTTTTTAGCCTTATCGGGAATTAATTTAGGAACATCTTGCGGTTTAACTGAACCATTAAGAATAACTGGTCTAAGAGAGTCAGCTGTTTCATTTCCGTAAGTAGTTTGAACCCAATTTAAAGTATCCATTCTGTCTTTGTTAGTGTCAGCCGCTAACTCTTTAATTGTTTTTAAATCTACACCTCTTTGTGCAAACTCAGCCGCCCAAGGTAAATCTGGGTACAGTTTTTTTACTACGTCTGCGTTTAAATTTAATTCTTGTTGTTTTTGTTGGTCGAGTTGCTTTTGCTCTAGTCTACCTGCTAATTGACCTGCCAGACCTGTTTGACCTGTAGCTTGTAAAGCCCTAATTAAACCCTGTTGCTCTTGTAAGGTTTTATTTTCAAAACCTAAAATACTTTCAGTTAATTTTGCCTGTATCTGCTCTTGTATAGGCGCACCGCCACCAAACATCCCACCGATAGCACGTTGTAAACCTTGTGCGCTTTGTCTACCAAACTCCATTCTCTGTTGGGCAGGAGTAAGTTGACTAAGCATAGGGTTAATACCTTGTTTAGATACGCCTGTAAGTAATCCCATTATGTCTGTAGCCATTAGTTACCCCCTCCTAAGTCAACAGGCATTGTTGTATATGTGTTCTCTCGTGATTGTTGTAATATTTCCTCAAAAGTAGGCATATTTTGTCCATACTGAATCAATGCGTCAAGTTCAGCATTAGTTTGGTCAGAAACACTACCACCGCCACCACCGCCACCACTGCTACTACCACTGCTACCAAATAACCAATTTAGTCCTTGATTAACAAGACCTTCTTTTATTAAATCTTCGGGGTCAATTCCTACATACTGACCTAATGCTTGCTCTTGTAGTGTAGGCTGTCTACCCATTAAGGTTTCCATCAGACCTCTGTCACGTTGTTGACGTAACCTACTGGCTAAATCCATCATTCCTAAGTTAGCCTCTAAGCCACTTTGTGCTAGTTGTGACTGTAGTTCCACACCACTAAGCTGTCCTCTCTGTGATAACTGAGGTGCTATAGAAGCTACGTTAAACACGTTTAAGGCTTCTCGTTGTGGCATATAGCCTAGACCCATTAATCCACTAGCCGTGCCTAAGGCTTGTTGTTGTTCAGCCATAGCTTGTTGTCTGGCACTTAATCCTGCTCTAGCCATAGCCTCCTGTCTTGCAGTCTCCATAGCCAGTAGTTCGGGAGAAGAACCACCATACGCGGCTGACTGCAATCCTAAACGACCTTGAGACAGTAGACGTTCCTCCATAGCTAAACGCTGACGTTCTTCCTCTGGGCGTTGTGTGGCTCTTATCTGCTCATAGATTTTTCCTTGGGCTTCGGCAGGGGAGACACCGACTTGACCAAACAAACCTTGGGCTTGGCTTAAGAGTTGATTCTGTAACGCCTGTTGCTCTGGAGTAAGCCCTACGGCTACATTACCAGAAGAGTCTGCTGTAGTACTTCCTAGTCCTGTGGTTACAGTGAAAGGTCTGAACTCTGCTTGTTCAGCCATCTGCTGACCTAAAGCAGTAAGCTGTTCCTGTGACTGTCTACCTAGTTCTTCTACGTCTTGGATATTTTCTTGACCGAGATAGTAGTTACCTGCACCAGTAAGAAGATTACTACCTGTATCGCTTGTTAAAAAATCACCCACACCACTTACAAAATCTCCTATCCAAGAAGAGCCGCCACCGCCACCGCCAGCCACTAAATTTACACCTGCTACAGTTCCCATTTTATTATTCTCCCCAATCCATATTCTGTGCTTGTTCTAAAGCATAGCTAAGTTTATTTTGTATTGCTGTTTCATCAGTTACTCCTGTAATTGGAACTTCTATTAAATACTCGTCAGTAGAAAAACACGCCAATACAGCACTGCCGTCTTGTTTAGTTGTATATTCTATCATGGCTTATCAAACCTTATTCGTTTTACTGCGCCTGTTGTAGTTCCAAAAGGATTAGTAGATGTTGTCCATTCCCACTGAGAAAAATTACTACCAAAGCTGTAAGTATAAGTAGCATCTGTTCTATTAAATACTGTACCATCAATAGTTATTTTACTGAACGTAACATCTGTATTAGGAGTTTGAGAAGCGGCAGTATCGGTTGCTCCTATTACTAGCTTTAATTTAGTAGTAGCACTGTTCCATAATAAATAGTAAATATCATCACCCTGTCCAACGCCTCCTGCATTTCTAAACCAATCTGACTGATAAGCGTTATGATTAGAAACAAAAGCAATACTACCATAAGCAGTACCTGCGGTACTAAAGCCGTAAGAAACAGAACCATTAGGTAACGTACCAGAAGTACCTACAGTTAAATTATATAAAGCAGGTCGTACCCATACTCTATTAGAACCTACAAAAACAGACTCTTGTTTAGTTGTACCTATGACAATATCGTCTATATCACTAGACCCTACAAAAATAGGCATTATGGTGTAGTCCTAAAGTAAATAGTGTTGGCATCAGTACCAGATGATGCAGTAGAAACATTAAATCCGTCAACCTTGTCAGCATCCAAACCTGTACCTGTGCCGTCTACTGTCAATAGCTTAGACAGCACATCAGCCGCAGTGTATGCTGATGTATCTAACTTAGAAGTTAATGCTGATGTATCAGCTTTAGTACCTACCGCTGTTGCTATGTTATTAAACTCAGTGTCAATCTCAGTTCCCTTCACAACCTTAGCCGCATTGCCAGAAGGGAGTGTATCCTTTGCCGCAAAGTTAGTTGTCTTAGTGTAATCAGACATTATAGTAATCTCCCTAATAGAGCGTGTATATCAAGTTTTTGTATAGAATAAGGTGCGCCATTTATAGTTGACTCAACACCTACAGTTACTACTGTACCGCTTCCTGTACCTGCTACTTCTGGAAGCTGTATGTCAACCCCTGTAGTGTACTCAGCGGTTGTATTGTATTCACTTACATTGTATTCTGCTTGTGTTGTATTGCTTAAACCAGAAGAAAATGATTGTTTTGTATAGTCTGTTGTATAGTCATAACCCCAGTTTAAAACACTCGTAGCTGACAAGTTTCCAATTACTGTTAGCTTAAAGTTTTTTAGAAACTTCAAGTTAGATGGATTGTTAAAGTCCATTGGATTACTAAAGTAACTCATAGTGTAGGCAGAAGAACCATCTACATGACCAGTATAGGTTTTAATTCCATCACTCTTACCTATGTATATAGTACCATCAGTCAGCCTAGCTAATGATAGAGGCGTAATGTCTGACCATGTTGTTGCTCTCTGTGAGCCATCGGGTAAAGCAGTACGCATATCAAAGCAGTACGTTGTGTTACTGTCTGGTAGTGTTAGTAAGTAGAATGCTTCCTCTGGGCTGTATAGAGACTTGATAGGGTTAGTCTGTTGGTCAACCAAAGCTAACAAATCATTACGCACATTCTTACTAATGTCACGCATAGGCATAGACTTTTCTTGTATAGTCCTACCAAAAGAGCGTACACCATCTTTAGATAAGAACAATATGTCCGTACCTGTGCTTTGTACTGAGTCACGCTCTATACAACCAACGCCTTCTACAGTGTCTACAAGGGTCATAGAAGCAGGGCTAGTAGCACCAGAGTACACCAGTATGGAGTTTTTACAAAAGATAACTAGAAAACCATTATGAGCCGCTAGAGCCGTTATTTCATCAAAGCCTGTAGGGAACACAGTAGTTACATCTAATGAGCCAGAAGTACCACCTGTCCACGCATGACCATTTAAAGTATCTGACCAGTACACAGTATGCTTGTTACCTATAACGTCAGCAACCCACAGTCTTCCGTATGCGGCTAAAACTTCATTAGCCTGTGGTGATGTACCAGTAGAATGAGAATGGCTTGACATATCTTCTACTACAAAAGAACCAGATTCATCTGTTGCTAGTAAAGGCTCGTGTCCTCTCTGATAAAGATAAACATGGTTGTTTAAATTTACAACCTTCCAGTTGTTAGCTGTAGGGGTATAACCAGAAGGTGTAACATCAACTAGTGTACTAGTGCCAGTAAATATTTTATTGTTACCTGCTGATATAATACGTTTGTCACCACTCTTGTCTACAAACTCAAATATAGTTTCAATACCACGGCTACTACCTAATACACTAGAGCCATTGGTTGACAACGCTGTATAGCCTTTCCTAGCACCTACACGACCAAAGCGGTCAATAACACAGTTGTCAGCTATAGCCGCAAAGGAAGCATCCAGACCTACTGGTGAATCCTGTGTGTTAAGACCTGCAAAGGCAGGGGCTTGGATTGTAATGTTCTGTAATTGTTGAGCCATTAATGATAAGTCCAAATAGTTTCAGAAGGAAATCTTGCGGCATCCAAAGCTATAGCATCAGCTAATGTAGCACCTGCTAAAGAAAACAATTCAGCCGCACTAGTACCTCCTGTCTCTCCACGCTCTCTAGCGGCTAACGCTGTTGCGTACTGCACAACAGGAGAAGAGGGAACAGACAGCGTATCTGTGTCGTTTGTAAAATCCTCAGTCCTCTTTACTAAATTAAAACGTAAACTATATACACCATCGGGAATAGGATAAATGTCTACAATTAAATTACCACTAGAGTTTGCACCATTCCAAGAGTAGTAAGAAGGTGCGCTTTGGGGTGGGTCATTGTTTAAAAAAGCATTATTCATCCAAGAAGAACTAGCTTGTTTCATAAAATAATTAGATGTATCATTAATTACATCCAGAGTTTTAGACTGATAGTTAGTACCAGATAGTGCATAGCTAAATGTATCTGCTACTGTGTCTACAGTCAATGTGTCTCTTAGTGTTGACCAATCCCACGCATCTTCTACGATACGTTTAGCATCATTAACCAACTCACCTACAAGTTTAGAGTAAGAGTTCTGGTCAACAGTAGTTACTTCGTTTTCCCTTAGTCTGCGTAGTACGCTGTTTACAAGTTGTAAGTAAGTCATTAGAATGAATATGTCCTTGGTTGTTGTCTTGGCATTAAGTCTCTGTCATAAAACTCTTCGTACTCAAAGTATTCTGGTGAAATGCCAATCTCTGTTTCAAATTTAAATAGTTCATCACTGAACAGTTCTTCTACTTGTGTAGGTATATTAGAAGCAGTTGGTCTGTATGTTCCATCCATGTTTATACCTGCTAATCCAGAAAGGTCTATACCGCCTAAAGCATCTAGTAAAGGGTCTTTAAGCGGCTCTAAGATGTCCTCTGCGGTTGACCCTACTTCTCTAACTACATCCTCTATAGGTCTACCTATATCGCTTGCGGCATCTACTATAGGCTGTACAACAGGCTCTAACACCTCTCCTCCTGTTCTTATAATATCTTCTACAGCAGAACCACCTTCTTTAATAACATCTTCTAGTTGTTTTATAGCCTCTGGTGTGTCAATGTCAAGACCTAAAGAAGATAAGTCTATGTTAAATTCTGGTAAGTCTATATCTACATTACTTACAACCTCTTTACCAAAACTACTTACAACAGCTTCACCGAGGTCTTCACCTTCTGCTACACCCTCTACAGTAGAGTTTACAGCAGACTCAAACTGCTCTGGAGATAACCCTAAACTTGCTCCAGTTACTCCTGCCTCAACTAGTGCATCATTAATGTACTGACCGCCTAGCATACCTACAGCGGCTCTTACAGGGTCATCAGCCGTTGCTACTGTAATTGCGTTACGCACAACAGGAGGCAGTGCGGCTGTAAGTAGTGTGCTTACTAAAGGGTTAGTCAAAGCCCTTTCAATACCAGAAGGGTCTTCAACAAATACTGTGCTGTATGTACCTACGCCACCAAGGTTGACATACTCACCATCACCTCTAGCACCATAGGACTCTGGCGTTCCTATACCAGTGTTTAAGTAAAAAGTTTGACCATTTATCTCTTTAGATAAAGGAACTTCGTTTTCACTTAAGAAGTCCTGTACTACATCAACCCCTGCTCTATCTGAAACAGCCCTTGGCCCTGCAAAACCCATACGAGCAAAATCACTAGGGTCATATTGATTGTAGTTGTATACGTTGTTAGTAGCTTCTTGCTGTGATAAGACTCTATTGTAAAAGTCCATGTAGTTGTTTAAAGCTATATCAGAATCAGTGTATACAGGAGCTTCACCATAGTCTTGCTCTCTAATTGTGGTTTGAAACGCCTTAATACCTGTATCTGGGTCAGTAACTGTGGTGGCTAAATCAAAAGCTGTACCTAAGTCTCCTTCTTCTACTAACCCATTTTCAACAGGCTGTAAACGCTCACCTGCTAATTCTTCCTCAGTCATGGAGAAAGGGTCAGCATCAAACGGACTAGCAAAAGGACTTAAGT